TTGGTCAATTATTATATTTCTAAAGTAACCAAAACTGATAAAGTAAGTAGAATCTTTGCAGAAATTAAAAATAGTAGAGTAGTTGTTTTTATTAAATCTGCCGGTATAATTCGATCAGAAGATGAAGATTTTAAAGATTATGAATATTTTGAAATGACCAATGGTGATAATATTGAATCATATCTAGATAAAGAATCATTTAAAACAAAAACTCCATTTTCTGTTTCTATGATTTCTTCCAATGCTATTTCTCTTCATGGTGATGTACAAATTATTACAAGATTTATTGGTAGACCAGATGTAATTCATGAAAATTATGATTTTGTTCATGTTACTAATTGGTACACTGAAAAAGATGGACTTGTATTAAATGAGGATGCTCTAGAAAGTATTCTAGCCAAGGAATTAAAATATGTAGGGTCTTTGTATCCTATTTGTTCCATGTTTAGGATTAAGAAATTTATTAATCGTGGATGGACTATTACGGCAGGAGAAATGTTAAAAATTGCCTGGGATATTTCTAAATTAGATTTAAATGTTATGGAAGTGTTATATGAACAATTAATAGGCGTAGATGCCTCATTTTTTCATGAATTAATTAATATTCTTAAAAAATCTAGTAATAAAAATATTAACAGAACATATCTTTTTGAGACTATTAATCGTGTATTTGATGGCAATGATGCAGATGAATTTCATGAATTGATAGAATAAATGAATTTATTACAATTTTTAATTCTTATGATATTATACATTTTTGATTTTATGATAATTAAATGTTATCGTATTATCAGATTTATTTTATCTTTTTTACCTCCTGAAATGGCACATAAAATAACTATAAAGACTTTAAAATTGTATTCTTATTTTATAATAAAATATAATAAATACATTTTTAATTAGTAAGGAAATTAAAATGGCTTGGGGAAAATCATTATCTATAGATGTTTATAATTGTAATAATAAAAAAATCAATTCTTCTACAAATATAAAAAAATTTGTAGAAGAATTGGTTGAATCTATAGATATGGTTGCCTTTGGTGAACCCGAAATTGTTTATTTTGGTCATGGTAATAAAGCCGGATATACTTTATTACAAAAAATAGTTACAAGTAATATAACTGCACATTTTTCTTCTGATACCAATACAGCTTATTTTGATATTTTTTCATGTAAAGATTATGATCATAGAATTGTTGTTGAATGTGTAGAAAAATATTTTGGAGATATTGGTGTTTATTCCCATTATAATGTAATTGATAGGGGAATTTATATTTAATTTTTTTTATTTTTTTCTTGACTTGTAAAAGATTTTATGAGATAAATAAAGGATAGATGTTGATACATTTAGATAATCTTGGCAAGACCGGACTAGCGTATGTCCGCGAGTCCACCAAGAGTACATTAAGGTGTTTTGTTGATGGGCTCGAACAGGATCGATTGCTAGATGAAGGAAATGAGTAGTCTATCGGGGGAAACCTCCGTTAACGGAATAAAACTGTAAATGCAAATGATAATGAAGTTGCATTTGTTGAAGGTTTTGCACTCTGTGCATAATCTCTAACTAGGGCATAGGGGGAGAGCCTAGTAACAGAATCTCCCCACTTTTATCAGGATATTTCCAATATTTACTTCCATCTTCTCTAGTTTGTAATTTTCTTCCTATTATAGAATTTCTAAGTTTCTGGTCTTAATTTATAAGCTCTTAACATTGGTTTATTTGAACATATATAATAATCAGAAACTTTTCCTTTATGGCCACCAATATAAAAAAATTTAGATTTAATATCATACCAAATATAAATATAACCTGAATAAATAGTTGACAACAGAATAAAATTATTAAATTTGCGGGAATGGTATATAGGTTGTGCCACAGTCTTCCAAACTGTTGAAAAAGGTTCAAGTCCTTTTTTCCGCTCCATTTTTATACCAAGGTAGCTCAGTTGGTAGAGCTTTATGTCGGAGGTTCGAATCCTTCCCTTGGTCCAACTCTTTTTAAAAAAGGAATTATTAAATGTATGGTATTCATATAGAATTTAATGAAGAATTTAAAGAAAAAAATAAAAAAGAATATGAAAATATTGTATTGTTAATTAAAAGAGAAATTATATTATCTGGTTTTTCTAGAAATTTAGGAGAAAATGTATTTTACACGGAAGATAATCTAAAAAATAAATTATCACCTGTTATTAAATTAACAAATAATATATACATAAAAGCGTATAGTTTTTATATAAAAAATATAAAAATTCTTCGTCTTGAAGAAATATCAGATGTAACAAAAGAATTAAGAGGATTTTAAAGAGGTTAAAAAATGTTGAATTTTATTATTTCTAAAATTAAGAAATATAAAGAGTATCAAAGAATTTATAAAGAATTAAATTATTTAACCGATAAAGAACTTTCTGATATTGGAGTTAGAAGAGAAGATATTCAATTTATTGCGGCAGAATCAGTTAAAAACTTAGGATAATGAAATGAATTTTTCCGATGCTTTAATGTTATTAAAACCGATGCTTTAATGTTATTAAAACAAGGTAAAAAAATTACAAGAGATACAGAATCTTGTGTATATTATAATGTATATATATTTTATTCCCAAGAAGAAAATGAAATAAAATCTATTTTTTATGGTAATATAGAGGCTTCCGCAGAACTTACTAATAAAGATATCTTGGCGGAAGATTGGAAAATTTATTCTGAATAAATAGTAAAAAAATACTATTTAAAAGGAATTATATATGAGTAATAGTCCGCCATTTTCAGATTTTAATAGGTCAGTCTTAAAAATTAATGGCCTAGGAGATTCTATTATAGGTGGACAATCACTTTATACCATTTATAATGCCACGGCAACTCAATCACAATTATCAAATAATATTCCTGCATGGATTGCATCTACGGCATATACCCAAAATACCGTAGTTAAAAATGGTGGATATGCCTATAGATGCGTTACAGGCGGCACTTCTGCTTCTTCTGGTGGTCCTTCGGGAGTAACAAGTAGTATAACAGATAATACCGTTACATGGGCCTATCAGCCTTCCCTTAAAGTTATAAAACAGGGAACTTCCATGTTAACTTGGGCTGAAATTTTTTCATTAGGTTCCTTAAATTGGGATATGTCACAGGGGTACGGTGGTTATGGACTTTCTTTATTAAAAATTATTGTAATTTCTGGTGGAACAGGTTATTCTAATTCTGATACAATTACACTAAGTAATGGTGCAACAGGAACATTAGTTGTTTCTTCGGGTGTAATAACTGGTGTAAATATTACAAATATAGGATATTCTTCTACAAATACTTTTACTTATACAATTAATACTTCTGGTGGTTCTGGTGCAGTTTTATCTCTTGTAAATGGTGGAACAGGAACATTTGGAGTTCCGGGTTGTCTTACTTCTGATATGGTTGCCAGATTACCAGATTGTCTTGCATCTTCTATTGATATATTTTTAATTAATGGCGGAACTAATGATGCAACTAATGGTTCTGTTACGGTTGCCACGACAATAGCAAATCTTCAAACTTGTTATGAAACTTTAATGTTAGCAGGAAAAAGAGTAATAGCTTCTCCTATTACTCCAAGAGCTACATTGTTAACAGGAACAGTATCAGCTTATATTCATAGAGTAAATAGATGGATTCGTGCTTATTGTCGGGGAGAAACTTGGGCTAATCCTAAAGGATTTAATCAAATAATGATTGCTGATCCATCAGGATATATGACAGATGGAACTAACGGAACTTATTGGCCTATTGGCGGAACAGGTGGAGTTGCCAATGCAGTTACTCAGGATGGGCTTCATCCATCTCATAGAGGCGCAATGTATTGGGGTTATTCTATTGTTTTAGCACTACAAAAATTTTTTCCTTCTCTAATACCATATTCTTCAAGACCTTATTCTGCCGACGATGGATTTGATTCTTCTTTAAATCCATCGGGTAATATTTTTGAAGGAGTTGCCTGGAAATCAGCAACACCTTATGTTATTGGTCAACAATGTTTTAATGGTACTTCTATTTATAGATGTACAGCAAATGGAACATCTAATACTTCTGGTGGTCCTTTGGGAAGTAATGCAAGTATAACAGATAATACTGTAACTTGGTCCTATATGAAAACTGCTAAATTATCAGTTTTTGGTTCTGCAAATTCTACATTATCTTCTAATGTGGGAAATGTTGCTATATCCGGAAATATAGCGACAGGATGGGCATTAACTAGATATGGAGGAACTTCCAATGGAAGTATAGTTTGTTCTATAGAAAATCCTTGGAGTAATGGACAAAAAGGACAAAGACAAAATTTAGTATTTTCATTAGGTGGAGGAACAACTACAGAACAATGGGCATTATATACTTCATTTTCTGATACTGTTACTTCCATGAATATTCAATCTTCTGAATTGAATAATGTTCAATTTGAGTTTGAATCTGAATTAGAAGTATCAAATATGGTAAATATGACTCAACTTTATCTTTCGGGTGCTGGTGGTGATAATAATATATCTTGTGTTTGTGGTTCAACGCTTGGTGGGGCAGGAGAAGAACTTGTTCCTACTTCGGGTGATCCTTTAACTTGGCCTAATAATGGTAAAATTTATCTAAGAGTCGGTCCTGTTACTTTACCTCCCAATATTGTTGATTTTCAGACTACGTTAGTTATGGGATTTAATGCTAATGGAGTCGCAAATTCAGCCGGTGTAACATTAAAAGTTAATTATGTATCAGCAAGACGTTATGGTGTATTATAAAATAGGAGATAATATGTATAAAGAATATTTTTCAGATGATTTTAATTTAAAAGCGATTGTTAATGTAATGCATAAAATTAATCTTTATTGGATAGATTATTATTATAATAATAAATGGATAAAAAGTTCTTATTTTAATAATTTATCGATTAATGAATTATCGGATATTGCGGAAGATTATGTTTTAGGACTTAAGTCCTAAACGATATTGACATCCTATAAAATGTAGGATAGAGATAGAAATCTTCTAATCTCCAAGGAATATATATTATGAAATCTCAAAATTTAAGGGTTAAAGAACCTACTTTTGATCATCCTCCTACAGATTCCGAAATAACACAGGCATTTAACGACTATCATTATGACTTTACAGATAAAGATGGTCTTAAATTTATGTTGCAATATTTAAAAGAAACAAATCAAGAAAATATTGCAGAAATTATTAAAAAATCAAATCATATATTTTTGTCATTGACTGCATGTTGGATTGCACGTATGCTTTCTCGTGGGATTATTTTACCTGAAAGTTCCCATAAATTTTTACAAAATAAAATTAAAGAAATAGTAGATCGTTATAATAATGAAAAGAAAGTAAAAATGAATTACAATATGATAAAAAATAAAACTTTACAGGCCAAAGAAAAGGCTTTTGGAACTATCGATATTATTGAAAAAATTATTGAAAATAATAAATTTATTGATATAAATATTTATAATTTCTTATATGAGAAAAGTATTTCCGATATTATTTCTAAGTATATTTGGGATTATTTTTCTTGTCTTTTAGAAGAATTAATTTGTATTAAAGAAGATGAAGCTGCTGCCAAAGCATATTCTTATTTATCAAGAGAAGATATTCAGGATAGAATTAATTTTTATACTAAGTTTCTAAAAGATGTAGAAACATATAGAAATTTTTTAAGTTTACAAAATAAACCTCGTACAGAAGAAAAAACAATAATTCCAAATTTTAATGATTTTAAATTTCTAAAATCATGGAATTCTATTAGTTCAGAACTACCCCAAAAAATTATGGGTAGTAAAATTGTATGGACATTTAATACAAAATATAATTATCTTCATTGTATTCGTGGAAATAATCTTTCAATAATTCGTTCTCGTATAGAAGGAGAAGATTTATCAATTTCTTGGGCTAGAATTGTAAAAAAAGACTTTGACGAAATATATAAAATGATATGTGATGAAATTGATCCAGAAATTATTAGAGAAAAAATAAAAAATAAAACAGAATATCGTCCAATTGTAATGTGTAATGAAGTAACTTTAATATTAAAAACTGTAAAATAAAGGAGAAATGAAAATGTTGATCAATGATAAAGAATATAACATCGCACCAAAGGCCGATCTTCAAGGAGCCAATCTTCAAGGAGCCGATCTTCAAGGAGCCGATCTTCGGGAAGCCAATCTTCAAGGGGCTAATCTTCAAGGAGCCGATCTTCGGGAAGCCAATCTTCGGTGGACCGATCTTCGGGGGGCCAATCTTCAAGGGGCCAATCTTTATTTTGCTAATTTTTCAGGAGCCAATCTTCGGGGGGCCAATCTTTATGGTGCTGATCTTCTGAGGGTCGATCTTCAATGGGCTGATCTTCAATGGGCTGATCTTCAAGGGGCCAATCTTCAAGGGGCCGATCTTCAAGATGTCAATCTTCGGTGGGCTGATCTTCAAGGGGCCAATCTTCAAGGGGCCAATCTTTATTTTGCTAATTTTTCAGGAGCCGATCTTCGGGGGGCCAATCTTCGTGAAACCAATCTTTATGATGCTGATCTTGGTAAAGCCAAGAATATACCGGATCATGTAGTAGAAATGACCAATATTTGTCCGGAAGGAGAAATTATCGGTTATAAACAACTTAAAGGTGGTGTAATTTGTACACTTAAAATTCCGGCCGATTCTAAAAGAAGTAACGCCACAACTAGGAAATGCCGGGCCGAATATGTCATTGTTATAGAAGGTGAAGGGTTTTCTCGACATGATCCTAATTTTAAATATGAAGTTGGAAAAACCGTTAGACCTACCAAGCCATTCTGTGAAGATAGGTTTGACGAATGTTCTTCGGGGATACATTTTTTCTTGACAAGAGATGAAGCAGATAAATTTTAATTAAAATAATTAAAAAAGGATATTATTAAATGATGTATATTTCTTCTATGTTAAAACAAGCAGCAATCGAAGCTGATATGAAAATTCCTGATGATTTAGATAATTATTATAGAGATAATTATCCTCATTGGTGGGTATATTGTTATCTTCAGTTAGATGTTCCTATTACATGGGGGAATCATTGGAAGAATGCAAAAATAATTGTATCAATTCCAGAAGATAAAATTAAAAAAATGACTGCATTTGATATTTTTGATATGGGATTTGATCCATGAATAAAAAAAGATCAAAATATAGATGTTTTAATGGAAATTTAATATGGGAATATAAAATAATAATTAAAGATCAATGGAATTTTAAAACAAAAAAAGAGTATTATTTCGGATCAACAGAAAAAGATTTAGTAAAAAAACCTGAATTAATATATTCAGAATGTCCTTATTATATAGATACAAATGAAGTTTTTGCATTAGAGGAAGTATGGGAATGAATGATATAAATGAATATATGAAAAAAGATTTGGATGATTTAGAAAAATGTCTTAGACAATTTAATCAAAAATTACGTACATTTATTAAATTATATGGAAGTCAGTATGATATTAATGGTTATATGAAAGTTGTTGACGAAAAATGTGATGGTGTTAGATTAATAAAGAATATTAAATGGGTATTGTTGCAGGATTTAAAACATCAGATAGAAATTTTTTTGAAAAAAAAATAGATGCAAATGAATATGAACAAAATTTAATTAAGAAAAATGAAATAGAACATTTATTTATACAAAAATATAATATCAATAGCGTTAGTAGTGATTGGCGTAAAAAAATATCCGATTTTATAGTAAATAATAAAGAAGATATTATGAAAATCTTAGGAGAATAAAAATGAATGATAAAGAAAAACTAAATGAACTTTCCCATAAAGCTCATGAAATTTTACTGGAAGCACAAGAATTAGCCGATAAAAATGATATTGCTTTTAGGTTTACATTTCCTTGGGATAATGATAAAATACCTTGGAAATATAGAAAAAAAGAATTATCACATTATCAAATTATAAGAGAAGCTGTAGAGATAGTGGAAATTTATGAAACAAATAAAGAAATAAAAAAAGATATTATTTCCTACCTAATAGGATTATTAGAAAATAATCATCATAATATGACAGATGAAATAGAATATATTAATTTTTTATAGGAAAATTTTAAATGAGAACATATCATATAGAACAATGTAAAGATGATAAAGAATATTGGGCTGTTATTAATGATTATGGTGATGTTGTAATTGAATGTCCTAATGAAGAACTTGCACAACAAGAATGTGATTGGTTTAATGAAGCAGATAATGGTAAGACAAGAACTCCCGAAGAATATTTTGAATTGTGGTGTTCTAAACCTAAAAGATAAAAAATTATGACTCTTTTAGAAGAAATAAAAAATCTACTTCCCGAAAAACAAAGAAAGTTAATAATTTTAAAAAATAAAAATATAAATTTGTATAATCAAGTTATAGAAAATACAGCCTTTCTGAGAGAAAATACAAATCTCTCAGAAAGGCTTAAATTTTTAGAATTAGAATTTACAGAATTACCTAGATGTAAAATTTGTAATAAAGAACATCAACACTTTACAGATAAAAAAGAAATTTCTTTATATTGTTCCAAAAAATGTTATTTTTTAGATAAAGAGGTAATGAAAAAAAGAGTGTCGGGAATAGATCAAGAAGTTAAAAAAGAAAAAGCACGTAACACTTTATTGAAAAAATATGGTGTTGAATATAACTCCCAGAGAGAAGATATAAAAAAAATCTTGAGAAGGAGTAAACTAGAAAAAAATAATCCTCAAGCCTTAGAATATTTACAAAATAAAGAATGGTTAGAAAATGAATATCAAGAAAAAACCTCGGAAGAAATAGCAGAATTTCTAGGAGTTTATTATGGAACTGTTCTTGATTATCTTAGGAAATATAATATAGAAATAAAATATTATTGTAATCAATCAAAGGATGAAAGAGAAATTGGAGAATATATAAAATCTTTGGGTATTATTCCTGAAATCACCAATAGATCAATTTTAGATGGTAAGGAATTGGATATTTACATTCCTTCCCATAACTTAGCCATAGAAATAAATGGGCTCTATTGGCATTCTTATGTAGATTTTAAAAAAGAAAATCAGGAAAAATTGTTTAATAAAACTCTTGCATGTTTGAATAAAAATATAAAGATTCTCCATATATCTGATGAAAAATGGAGAGATAAAAAGGAAATTGTTGAATCCATTATATCAAATTCGCTTGGAAAATCAGAAAAGATAATGGGAAGAAAATGTGAAGTAAGAGAAATATCCAAGAAAGATCATGATGAATTTTGTCAGGAAAATCATATTAACGGAACAGCATCTTCTTCTGTCAGATATGGATTATTCTATGAAGATATTTTAGTACAAGTAATGTCATTTTCTCGTCCAAGATTTAATAAGAATTATGATTGGGAATTGGTAAGATTATGTACTTTAAAATTTAAAAATATTGTTGGTGGTGCTTCCAAATTATTTTCTCAATTTAAAAAGACTTTAAAAATAGAAGAAAAAGTGATATGTTATTCCGACAGACAATACGGAGAAGGTGAGGTTTTTGAAAGGATGGGGTTAAAATTTAAGGGTTCTACAAAAATAGGTTATAGATATACAGATGGTAATATTTCCTACAATAGAATGGAATTTCAGAAACATAAATTACAAAATCTAAAATTATATGATGAAACCCTATCTGAAAGAGAAAATATGTTGAATAATGGTTATAGGTTATTTTTTGACTGTGGAAATAACATATGGAGTTATGAAAATGTCTAGAAAAATCGAATGTCCAATTACTAAAGAAGAATTAGAAAATCTTTATAATGTCGAAAAGAAATCGCCTACTCAGATTTCTACACAATTCTCTGTTTCTCGACCTACCTTTCTTAGGTGGATGAGGAATTTTAATATTCCTCTAAGAGATCATGAGGAAGCATCTAAAATTGTCGGAGAAAATCAAATTGGAAAGAAAAGAAATAATAAATTAGAAGCTCATGAAAAATTGAATGACTATGAATGGTTATATGATATAAGAGTTAATCAAAAAAAATCTCAGTGGGATATAGGAGAGATTTTAGGTTGTTCTGAAGTTTTAGTAAAACAATATTTAATTAAACACCAAATAGAAAATTTTCGTGTTGGTATGTATTCTAGAGAAATTCTAACAAAAGAAGTAATAGAAAATGCCTACAATTCTGGTTTAACTATGCGTCAATTAGCAGATAAATTTGATGTTTCTTTAGGTGTTATTTCTACTTTATTTTCAGAATATGATATTATCGCCAAAAATCCTAATGATTATGATAAACCTCATGTAAAAGTTTCTAAATCCCAAAAAGAAATATATGATTTTATTAAATCATTTTATAATAATGAAATTAAAATTAATGATAGAACAACAATAATTAATGAAAAAAACAAAGAGCTAGATATTTATATGCCAGATAAAAAAATAGCCATTGAATATAATGGTCTTATTTTTCATCACGAAGAAGCAAAAGGAAAAGATAAATGGTATCATTTTAATAAAACTAATGCTTGTGAAAATGATGGAATTTTTCTTTTTCATGTATGGAGTGATATATGGGCAGAAAAACCAGAAATTATTAAAAGTATGATAAAAAATAAATTAGGATTCATTGATAGAAAAATATTTGCAAGAAAAACTATAATACAAGAAGTTCCTAAATATTTAAGAAAAAAATTTTTTGAAGATAATCATATACAAGGAGAAGATAATGCTTCTATTTCATATGGATTATATTCTGAAAACGAATTAGTTGCTTGTATGTCATTTTCAATATCAAGATTTAATAAAAATTATGATTGGGAATTAATTAGATATGCAAATAAACTAAATACTATAGTTTTAGGAGGATTTTCTAAACTTCTTAAACATTTTAAAAAAAATAATAAAGGCTCTATAATATCTTATTCTGATAGATCATATGCTTCTGGTAAGGTATATTCTTTACATGGATTTATATCAGTTGGAGAACCTTCACCTGATTATATGTATTTAGATAAAAATTTAAAAAGAATGTCCAAAAGAGGATTCAGAAAAGATATAATCCAATCACAATTTGGTTTAGATATGACTAATATGACAGAAAGTGAAGCAATGAAATTATTAGGATATAAAAGAGTATGGGATGCCGGAAAAATAACATGGGTATTGATATAAAAAAAGAGCCAATTAAGGCTCTTTTTTTTATTCTTATTTTACATAAGAAAATAGCATTTACATTAAATTTTTAATTTGCAGCCGATTAAAAAATAGATTGGAATCCTGGATAAGAGCACCTTGTCCAACAGTAAGTCCCTGAGCAAAAGGATTAGCAACCATGCCATAACGAGTCTTAAAGGCGATCTTAGGTTGGAGTGTATTTGGATCAATAGCTTTTAATAATTGTAGAGGAACATATGGACAGTAAAATAAACCAGCATCGAAGGCATTTTGACCTTTATATCCAATAGTCATATAATCACCAGTTGAATATGGATCAATATATACTTTATATCTTCCATTAAGAACACCAGCAAAAGTATTACCAGTATCATCAACTTCTAACTGATTTCCATCTAACTTAGGAGTAAACTGTAGAACACCAGCAGCCTGTAGTGCAGAAGCAACGTTAGAAGAACAAATTAAGAAGTTACCTTTACCACGTCGGGTATTCTTGGCAATTGCATTAGCTTCAAGATCAAGACGGAACATGAGACCTTTAAATTTCTCAATCATCCATCTACCATCCGAATCAAGATCAAGATCAAATACACCAACAGAAGTAGTACCAAACTGAGCACCAACAGAAGCAGTAACGTTAATAGTACGAACAACTTCACGATTAATTTCAGCAAGTAATTCAGCAGAAAGGAAATCCGAAAGAAGTGATTCAGCATCAAGACCATGAACAGCACGTAAATCCTGTGCAAGTTCGATAGAATATTCTGCTTTTAATCCTCTTTCCTTGGCATTAACATTGGTTTTTTCAATGGAGATAGCAATTTCAGGGAATACAGAGTTACCAAATCCAAGACCTTCCGCTACGGCAGTTGACATACCACCAGCGTAGTTATATGTTGAGTTACCAGCGTTATTGGAAATACCAGGAAGACCAGAAAGATTACCATTGGCACCACCAGGAACAGTAGTATTGGCATAACCAGCAGCATTGGCAGAAATGTTTGCACCTGGGAATGAAGACCATCCTGTGTTGACTTCGTTATAGAAGTTTTCAGTACCAGTCTGTGAACCATAACGTGAACGAAGTGCAAAGATTAATCCAGTAGGACCAGTCATAGGCTGTACCCCACAAATATCATATGCAATAAGATTAGGCATTGTTCGTCTAATTAGGGAAATAAGAATAGGATCAAATGTATCAATATTACCCGTTCCTGATACAGAAGAAGAAGTACCCATTACGTTTGTTGGAAATTCTTCGGCTAAGAGACCAAATCCCATACCCATTGCACGAGCTTCCCTCTGTGCATTTCGAGTATTTTCTAAAAGACGTGCAGTAACAGTTTTTCTATAATTAGATTTAATAGAAGGTAAAGAATCAACTTCTAGAACTTCTTTCCATTTTTCTGTAAGCATTTCAGAAGGTGAATTTTTAAAATTACTCATATATTGTTTTTTCTCCCTAATTTTTATATTCTATTTTTATTTATTATTTTGAATTTTTTACGAATTAAAATGGATTATCAGAAAATTTCTTATTTTTTCTGATAGCATTTACATAGGATGACATAGCAGGATCAGAAGAAGTTAATGAATTATTACTTTCTTCTGAAAAAGATTCTGAAATAATATTAGAATCTTTATTCTTATTTAAAAATCCTTCTTTAATTATAAGAATTTTTTTCTTGTATTCTTCTTCATTATCAAAATCTACACCTTCGATTAAAGTTTTAAATTTTTCTTTCTGTGGAAGAGTTAATGAAGAAGAATTTTCTAAAATAATAATTTCTTTTCTTAAATTATTAATTTCTTTTTTAGATTCAATTAATTTATTTTCTGATACATTTAAATTATTTTCTACTTCTGTAAAATTAGAAACAAGATTTTCATAGACATCAACTCTTTCCTCTGGAATTTCAATATAATGTTCATTAAATAAATTCTTAAGACCAGAAATAAATTCTTCTGTTAATTCAGTTTTTAAAGTAGATTCAATAGCAACTTGATTTTCTTTAATCCATTCTTCTGTTACATGATTAAAATAAGAATCTATATTTTCAATTAATTCTGAAGTAAGTGATTCAATATTTTCTAGTAATTTTTTATCATAAATTTCTTGAATTTTAAGAACTTCTTCTGTAAGACGAAGTGCAATCGAAGTCTCAAAAAGAGTAGAAATTTTTAATTTTGCATCTTCTGTTAATTCAGTTTCTCCAAAAATATTATCCATTTCTTCTTTTTGAAGTTTAACTGACTCTGTATATAAAGGTGATTTTTCTTGTGCTCCCGATGGTTTCATTTGTATAGAAGAACGATTTTTATCGGTATCATTTGCAGTACCGGCTCTTTCGGCTTCTCCCCCAATTTGTTTTAAAACTTTGTCTTGTAATCCTGCTAGTGTAGTTACGTCCATATCGGCTAAATTACCAACAATAGCACGAATCCAATCTAATTTAGTCTTTGGATTTCCATCGACCTCATCTGTAGCATCTGCTGTTTTATGTGTTTGAATTGATTTTTGTGCAGGTGTTTCATCTTCTTCAATTTCTGTTTCTTCTACATCATAATCATCCGAATCTAAAAGAGAATTTAATTCATCATTACTTAATTTTTCTTCCTTTTTATCTTCCCAAAGAATAGAAATATTATTTTCATCAATATTGGAAATAATTCCATTAATATTCTTTTCTTTATTAGTAATTATATAAACAGTATTTTTCATTAAATTCTCCGTTTTTTATATTTATTATTTAAGTATTAAATGCCAATAACATTGTAATAAACAGTTACGTTGGCAGTTGAGTTAGTTGTTAGTGTAATCTTGGTTGTGTTAGCAGCAGTAACAGCAACAGTTTCTCCCGCAGCATTAGATGTAGTTGTTACTGAAAAAACATTGGATACATAAGGATAACCGAGAGTAACCATGGTTCCGGTTGAATTGGCGTTGGCAGAACCATAATTGAGTGTAATTCCGTTAGTCAAAGTAGCAAATCCAGAAAGAGAATTGCTAGTATTGGCAGAACCAACAGCAAGAACAGTATTTGAACCAATAACCTGAATAATTCCATTAGTACCGGCAGTATTTCCTTCAAGTATTAAAAAACTTGCTGCTAAATCTATATTAGGCATTTTAAATCTCCTTTTTGTTTAAGTATTTGATATATAATCAAAATTTAGAATTAATTTTTTAGTACCCCCAGGATTGCCAAAAACATAGAACATTTGCTGTAGTGTTGGATGTAATTACAAGTGTAGTTGTATTAGATGTTGTAATTCCAACGCTTGAAGCTACAGTATTTGAATCGGCTCCAACTGAATATAATGCTGTTGTGTATGGGTGAGCTAGAGTAATTGTGGTTCCTGTTGAATTGGCGTTGCATGAACCCATATTCTGTACTATACCTTGAGGTAAAGTAATATATAAATTAAGTGAATTAGATGTATTGGCAACACCCAATGATAATATAGTATTTGATCCTACAACTTGGATAACACCATTAGTTCCTGATGTATTACCTTGTAAAATTAAAAAATTTGCGGCGTTATCTATATTTGGCATTTATTTCCCCTTTTTTTAAATTCTATATATTTATTATTTTTTGTTTTTTATAAGAGACCGAAGAAAGTGTTCAAACATTATTGTTTTCTTTTCAGAAATTTCTTTTAATGACATTTTTTTCATTTTTTTCTTGATTTCTTCTGTTTTTTCTGCTAACCATGATCCCGAAGATTCATCAAAAAAATATTCTACATTTTCCATGATGCCTTGAACAAATGCTCCATGTGCGGAAGGATCAGAGACAACATCGGCGGCAGTAATTAATTTATAATCTGGTTGAACTTCCATGAAACCTTCACATTGTTTTAAAGAACCAAGCCCACGAGAAGAAACACCAAGATTTCCTCCACTTTCTAATAACCCTTTAAGAATATTTCCATTAGGAGTATTGGTAATTATGGCCTTTCCGTACCAATTAGAACCATCCTTGTGCATTTCCGTAATTCTATGAGAAACATGAGTTAAACTTATTGTTGGTCTTGTCTCCGGATGATCACACTCCCCAAAGGCATTATTATTATTAACTTTTTCAGAAATATATTTTTTAACTGTAGGATCATGATATTCAGAAGAATATTTACGATTATTTTTATTGGGAGTATCAAATTCTAAAAATAAACCCGAAATATAATGTTTTTTAGAATTTCCTTCTCCCTCTGTTAGAAATTCTACTTTTTCTTGAAGTTCCGATAAAAGTTTCATTTTATTTCCTTTTTTAGAAATTATTTATTTTTGTTCTATAATTTAAAAGACCGGCTTTATATAATAAAAAAATTTCGTGGGGAGAAAGATCGCGATTATAAAATCTTACTTCTTCTATTTGACCACTAAAATACCAAGGATATGCATTTGAAGCATTTGACCAACCTGATGTTGAATATCCTGCACCAATAAACCAATAAGTTTCAATATCAGCATTTCCTGAATAACTTCCTATTAATTGCCCATCTAAATATCCATATTGATACTGAGAAACTGTATTATAAGTAAGACAGGCAAAATGCCATTTGTTATCATTTACATTTTTTGATGTAGTTATAGCTCCTAATGCGGTATAAGCCCCCATATGTATATTATTATCTGTACCTATATAAATATCAATATCAAATGAACTACTAGAAGTAGGTGGAGACGTATCATCATTTCCAATAATACATCCATCACCACCATTAGATTTGAACCAGACTGTTTGACTTCTTGAAACATTAGGAAAAACAGGATTATTGACAAAACTTATATAATTTGAAGAACCGTTAAAATTTAAACAGGACATATTTTGTCCGGATGAAATACTAACAGTTCCATTAATAGTTCCTGTAAGTTTATTACCAGAAATATCATAAACTATAGAATTAGTTAAATTTATTGTATCAATAGTTAAAGGCCAATATCCAACTAATCCATTAGGAACAATTAATTTATTTGGATTTAATGTATATTTTTGATTTAACGAAGATTGAAACATTTATCTTATTGATCTATTATAAGTTCTATATTTTATAACATTTGAAGAGGAAGCTAAAGTTGCACCAGCTACGTTATAAAGAACAAGTATAAATGATCCTGGTGGAAGTAGAATATTTGTAAATGATCCTGTTTGAGCTTGTGTAACAGACGGAATAAGAGATATTTGTCCTACATAATAAATTGGTAAAGGTGGACCAGCAGCAGCCGAGGCAAATCTACCATCTCCATATGTTGTACCATCTTGGTTTAATGGATAAAGATATAATCCAAGATAAGGAGCACCAGCAATAGTTGTTATTGATCCCATGGAAATTGAAATATCCATATAAGTATCCAAAGCACTACCATTGGTAATAACAACACTTGACTGAATTGCATAATTATTAGCAATAGAATTTATTTCAGTTGAAAATGCTGATCCCCAAGTTAAACCTTGACCAGAACCAGCTATCCATTTTTCTACACCAGATGTTCCAAAATTGAATGATCCAATTGTATTGGCTCCCGTAGGAAGACCAGTACCAATGGTAATAGTACCAGAAGTAATAGAAACGTTACCTATAGAATTAGTTCCTGTTGAAAGTCCACCAAGAGAAAGTGAACCAGAAATAGGAATAGGATTTGTATTTGTAACATAAGAACCATTGGAAAATAAAAGTGCAGAATTAACTACACCAGAAGTAATAACTAAAGAAGGAAGTGCTGTTACAGAAACATTACCCACAAAATTAGTTCCTGGTGCAAGAGTTGAATAAGTATATGCACCAACAGTAGTATTTCCCTTTAGTCTATCAAATGTAGAACCATTCCATAAGGCAACTCCTTCGGCAGGAATATTATTTGCTCCCATTCCATCAGAAGTTGCGACTCTACCAATAAAATATTTACCAGAAACAGGATCAAAAATAGCTTCTTCTTCAATTCCTACTCCAAATGGTAAAAATCCATTTAATTGTGCTCCAAGAGCGTTAAATGAATCATAGGAAAGAAATGTATAACCACCAGAAACAGTTTGAACTATATTTGATGATAATGGAACAGTTGTGGAACCAGGAATATATGATAAATCTATGTTAACAGCTTCATAAGTTTGTGTTCCAATAAGAGCATTATTAGATAAAAGAACTTTCATTCCAGGTTGAAGAGTATTTGCAGAGGCTATAACAATAGAATTAGAACCTACAGTACCACCAGAAGAAATTGCTACTTGTGTAAATCCTTTGGCATTAATTGATCTTTCTCTATCATAGTTGCCACCAGAAGGATCACCACCATTATATTCATAACCAGCAGCAACAGAAGTGCCAGCACCAGAAGCACCATCATTTTCACCAGCCGCATCTCTACCTTGATTATAGGTAAATCCTGTAATTAAAGTATTTGCAGGATGTACATAGGTAAATGTGGCAGTAAATTGTGTTGTATTAGCAGAACTAACAATTACAGTTTCTTGATTAGCTGTATTATAGCCTATAATTAAAACAGAACCACTTTGAATTTTCCATGGAACATTACCAACATTTCCAGAAAGAGCAACAGCATAAACAGAATTAGAACCAGTAGAAATACCAGTAGAATTATTAGAAAATGTTTTAAATTGCATTGCAGAAGTAGCAATACCAGTAGAAATACCAGTAGCAGGAATATTATCCAGACCAGTTCCTCTTTGACGATCAATATTGCCAATAGGATTTAATAATTGTGCAACTCCACCAGTATTAAGACCATAGGCTGTTCCTAAAGTTTGATTATCTGCATTATGAAAAGCTGCTACTAAAACTCTATTATTTGAACCACCAGAACCATCCTGTATCATAAATCCACCGATATTATTATTTCCTGATAAGATACTTACCGAACCAATATTAATTGTTGGTTCTACAGATAAAGAAACTGGAACAGGATTTGTATTTGTAACATAAGAACCATTGGAAAATAAAAGTGCAGAATTAACTACACCAGAACTTAGAGTTACAGCACCAATTGTATTTGATCCTGTGGGTAATCCAGAAGAAATAGGTAAACCTACAGCAATAAGATTATCAATAGTAGAAACATTACCTGTACCTACAGAGGGAACTCCATTTACCAAAGATACTTGCGTTATATTAGTCATTTATATTTCCTTATTTTATAAAAGAGTATTTATTATTGTACATAAAAAATGGGTACATCTAATTGTTTTCAAACCCCACTAAAACACCAAGTAATGTAGAATTAGAAGCCTGTATAGTTGTATTGGAAGATTTTTTAACAATTATTTCAGAAGAAGGCATAAGTGTAAGATTTGCCGTAGGATTTGAATTAACAGTAACAACAGCAGCAGTAGTACCAGTATTAATAATTCTTATAGAATTCCATCCTGCTATTGTATTAGATGTTTCATTGGAAAATGTATTTGCCGTAATAAATGATTGTTCCTGACCTATTATTTTAATTAATGATGCCATTTTTCTTCCTTTATTCTGTCATAACTGCAACTTGTGCGGTATTAGATGATGCGTAAATTTGTATTCTTCCTTTAAAGGTACTCGAAAACCAAGAACCACCTTGTGAACCTATTCCACTTCCTCCTGCTAATGTAAATACAGAAGAATTATTTAGAGTAGTATTATTAGCTGAAGTTCCGTCATCCCTTATAATTACTATTTGTGAACCAGAATTATTTTCAATATCAATATTATTTCTTGAAGTATTAGCAGAAACAGAAGTTATAAAAACATAATTAGAATATGGTCCTGAATTTGAAAAGTTTTGATATGTATTTGGTAATGTTGGTTTATTGCTCGAATAATCTAGACCAGTTGTTCCATTTTGAAATGAAGTTACTGATCCAATATTATTAGAACCCGCAGGTAAACCAAATATTATATTTTTTACACTATAAAACATTAAATTCCACTATCCTTTTTCTATTTTAACTTTATTTAAACTAGGATGTGTTTTCTTAAAATTTTTGTAGGCTTCCTTATTATTTTTATCCCAAGTGGAAGTAGCGGCCCATTTTCCATCTATAAAAATATGTCTCTTTTTCTCGGATTCATTAATATTTGATTCTCTCATATTATGTTTATTTACAAAATCTGTATAACTACGATCTTTATCTACAATATGACTTCCATCCGCTGTCATTTTTTTACGTTTTGGTTTAGTTCCAAGAAAATCTCCGGCATATTTCAATTTGTTTCCAGGTAACATTCTACATGCACCACCTTTTTTTGAAAAATGTTCTTCTCTGGCATTTTTTGCTTCTGTGTCTGTATCATATTGAAGATATTTCCAATTTTCCTTTAATTCTTCTGATTCATATGCGGTAATAGATTGATCTTCATCATTACCAAAATGATTTTCTTTTCTTGGGAAAGTTTTTACTATAGTTCCATTGAATAATTCATCATTACCTTGTTGACGAAAATTTTTAAGAATATCAAATTGTATGTGTTTATCATAAAATTTTTTTTCACCAGGAGCATGGGGAACAGTTTTTATTAAATCTTGGGTTATTTTAGCTTCTAATAATTCTCTAAATGTTTTCATGTTATCCTCTTATAAATCATTAGAAGTATCAATAGCTGTATTTCCTACATCACCGACTTTTTTAATTTTAGGAGGATTCATATTTTTTTTATTTTTAATAACATTTGGATCATTTAAATTTAAAGAATCCGAATCTTCTTTTATATTGAAAACGTTCTTATGAAGATTATTTTTAATATCTTCAATATAAAGATTAGCCTTTTCTTTTAATAAAGATTCAAATAAAGATTTAAATTTGACAGGTTGTTTGGTTATGATAGAATCAAGAAGAGGAATATAAGATTCAAAATAAGGAGGCATTTTTTTATCTTTTTTATTAGTAGGCAAAGTTCCATGAAAAGTACCGACATAAGCTAATTTATTACCGACTAAATGCCTACATGGATTACCAGAGTTAGTTTTAAAATGTTCTTCTCTTGCATTTTTTGCTTCTTCTCTTGAATCATATTGAAGAAATTTCCACTTCATAGCTTCCTCTAAATTTTCGGAATTAGGAATATAAGATTCTTTTGATAATTTAGGCATATAATTTTTTTTATCCTTATTTTTTGACGCTATTTCTTTAAAATCTTTAGGAGAATCTTTAGAAATTTTTCTTCCCATTGTTTTATTATCATATTCAGAATGTTCATTAGAATCATTATTTTTAAAAAATTCTTTTCCAATTTTTTTCATAAGCAAATTTTTTCTTGATTTATTAGCTTTATTAGCTTCCTTTAACATATAAATTCTCCTATATAAATTCTATATATTTATTATTTTTTATTTTTGGATATAATAACAGCAGCAGAACGTAATTTATTTTCTTCTTCAGGAGTTTTATCCTTGATATCGTGAAGGGCTCTAATGATATGTTTGGCGTTATCAACTTTAACAGAAGTATCATATTCTTTTCTATTTGGAGGATTGGAAGAAGATTCTTGTTCTTGATCTAATTCTTGTTGTGGATCAACTCCGCCATTCATTATTGCCATTTGTTGCTGTTGCATCATTTGATATAATGGATCAGCCATTTCTTGTGAAATTTCAGCAGTCATTCTTTCAATATCTTCATCGGTTTGCATAAGAATATTTCTTCTTATCCATTTATGTGAATAATAACCACCAACATAGGGTTGAATAAGTGCAAGTGTTTGTAATCTATTGGCAAGAATTTCTGCATCTTTTAATTCGGAAAAATGATTATCTCTAGAATATTCATATTTTATTTCTTTTTTAATTTCATCCCATTCTTCAATCGTCATATAACCTTTAAGTACAACTTGTTTTTCTAAACATCTTGTAAAAAGTAAAGAAAATTGATGACGTAATCTATTAATAAACTTATCAAATTTGATTTCATCACGAGATATTTCTTGTGTTCTTCCCAACATAAAAGGAGCATCAGGATTAATTCTTGCAACAGGAACATTTAAAGAATTATAAAGTTGTTTTTGAAAATAAAGAATATCTTCTATTTCACCTAGAGTTTTTCCACCAGGAAGATTTGTTACTTGTGTTCCACTTCCATCCGCTCTACGTGGAAGCCAGTAGTCCTCAAGCATGGTCATGAACTTCCTATCATCTTTTATTGAGTTAAATGTATAAATACTATTTAACGCGAAGGTATGATATTTGTGGTATTCTTCTTTTCCATCAATAGTCAATGTTCCTACCTGAATTTCTTTATCTAGGTATTCAATTGATGTAATTTTGTGGTTCCTTAGTTCTTCGGCATGATAACCATGTGAACCAAAAACACCTTTAATATTACTTCTATTGATATTTTTTTCTCGACAATATTCAGTAAGATTTTCAGAATATTCTTCGTTTCCTTCTGGTGTGGTTATTTTCCAGTTTTTATGAAAATTAACTTTTCCTAAACTAGATTTAGATAATTTTTCCTTCCATTCTTTGCTTCCTCTTTCAGAAATATTTTTATCTCTTCTATATCGAGAATGTCTTCCACGAACAGCAGAAATTGATGTTTCTAAATCAGTCGCCGCTTCTTCATATGTATTATATTTTCCCAATATTTTATTAAAAGAAAATCTATAGGATTTCCAATTATCAAATCCTTCTTCTTCAACTAATCTTAATATATCTTTATATGTAAATTCAAGATTAGAAACATTTCTAAGTCTTGTTAATTTACCTTTATTTAAAGAACACCATTCTTTTTTATTAATATTTTCATTGACAAATTCACATACCGCTTCCATGGATAAATCTTGTTTTGCAGATTCTTCTAGAAATGAATAAATTTCATCTGTATATTCAATAGTCTGAGAATTAGATAATTCTTTTTTATTTTTTTCTCCATCTGGTCCATTCCATTTTTTATCATTTAATTCATTAACTAAATTTGCATGATAAAGAATATGATCTCGATTATTCATTTTGATTAAATTAGAAGGAGAATTATTAAATCTATTTAAATCTTTATGATGAATAGTATTTTTTAATTTATTTTCATAATCCTCGTAATAAGTCCATACGTTTTCTATATTTTTTTCATCTTTCCAGTTAGAAACTTCTCTATGTGTAAATTCCCATTCTTTAGTATCATTCTTATAAAATTCTTCATATTCATTGGAATTTATACCAATTTGTTTATTTCTTCTATATAAAGGTATCATCGATTCTCCTACTTCTAATTGGTAGGCTCTTTTAAGACCATTCCAAGTAGGAAATCTATGATCAGGTGTACAAACAAATGATTCATTATTATCCAGAGTAATTTTCATGACTTTAGCTGATTCTTGTGTCACTCCGGCCCATGTAATTAATCCTGGTTCCATTTTGCCAGTTTCAGGATTACAAGAATAGGCCCATAATTCCTTATCTTTATATTCATGGGAAATTTCTTCAATAGTCAAAGTTCTACCATCAAGTAGAGGAATCTTAGTATCCATGGCAAAACAACCAGAATCAGCATCATAAATTAATCTATTTTTTTGGGAAATCATAATATCATGAACATATTGTTCTGCTTTAGCTTTGGGTAATTCACCAACATCTACATACCAAACTCTTCTTTCAGGAGCCCTTGCAAGACGATAAATTATCAAAGAATCTTCAATAGTTCTTAATTGATTAAGAATTTTAATACAATTATGAACAACCATATCATTGGCTACAAAGTTATGTAGAGAATTTTCAACTTCAATATCATATACAAATTTTTTAGTTTTTAGATTTTGTATAAAGGAAATGTCTTTAAATTCACCAACATTTAAATTATTAATAAAACAAATTTGATAGTTTTCTTTTATAATATCCTTTATTTCAATATAAGATATTTCTCCTGTTTCTTTATTTTTTACAAGAATAGGGTGATCTTCTGTACAAAATAATTCAGAAAATTTAGTTCTTATTTTATATAATGATTTTTCTCCATTATTCCATTTATTAGTAATTTTTGTTTCTTCTAGACTATCATTCTCATAATTATAAGAATAAACTTTATCTCCAACTTTTAAATCTCTTAGTAATTTCCAACCTAATGGAGTAGGTGTTTTAATTCTGGTATCTCCGGGAAGACATTTATGAAGATATCCCAAACCCATAGTTCCATTGACATCGGTTAAACCAGATGGTACATGAACGATAGAATCCTTGGCTATTCTTATTCCAGCAGCCTGCGAACCTTGTAAAGAAGGAGATGTTTTATTGGTTCCTCCAAATCCTTTTTCATTATATAAATAATATTCATTTTTTACAGTAGATATTTCTGCAATATTATTTGTATTTTTTACAGAAGTTTCTAATTTCTTTTTTTCAACTTCTTTAATTTCTCTAATTTTTCTTGGATCGATATATCTTAATTCTTTAATACCTTCCATGGGATTATTATTATCGATTACAACATCATAATATAATCTTCCGTCAACATACCATCTTTTGAAAATATCATAAGAATGAAATTTAAAATCTAATAATTTTAAAATTTCTTCAAATTCTTGTGAAATAATTTCTTTTGAATTATCCTCAAGAGGTAAATCATCTAAATCAATTTTAACAATATAATCTTCATCTGTACAAATAGTTTCATTAATAATTTCATCAACTGCATTTTCAACTTCAGGTTGAACTAACATATCTCTATATTTTGTTATTAATTCTGCTTCTGTTTTAATAACTCCTGATAAATCTACATATGTTCCAAAAGAAGCCGAAGCCGATATAACTGCCGCTGTTTCTTCTGTATTCCTTTCCACGAAGGATAAAGCGGAATTTGATATAGGATTTTCATAAGTTGGTTTAATACGTTCAAAATTGAATCCAAAAAGTTTCAAAGATAATTCCTTTTATTATTTTTATTTTATTTATTGTTTCTCTTGACATTTTTACGAATTTTGATAAACTCAACATAAGAAATGATAAGATATTATGATATATGATTATGAATGTTTCTTAGAACAACAAGGAAAAGGAGTAATAGAATTGCAAAATAATAAACAAATTCATTATAATATATTAGATTTTTTTGAAAATATTGAAAAAAACTATGATGATTATAGTAAATATCAAAAAAATATAATTCTAAAAAGAATCTCACACTATAATATTATTTGGTGTTAAAATGCAAAAACTAAAAGTAAAAGACTATCTTCCTGAATATCCTAAAATTAAACCCTTTGAAAAATTCCTTTTTGATAAAGGAGTAAGAAAAAATTCACAGGGTTTATGGGAATGTTATCAATGTCGTGGCAGAGGAACTTTAATTTGCCCAGAAGAATTTTGTGATCCTATTGATGGATATAAAGATGCCAAAAGATATACTTGTGATACGTGTTTAGGTGCCAGATATGGTAAATATCGTACTTATTATTTAGAAGAATATAAACATTATAAATGTGAAATATATATTAAAAGACATTTGTGGAATTTAAATAAAAAAATAATTCAGGATATTATAAATAATAAAGAATATCCTTATCTTGCTAAGGAATTATTTTTAAAAAAAATTAAATAAATAGGAGTATAAAATGGAAAAAGAAGATTTTATCATAGAAAAATTCTATAATGTATTAGATTTGGCTTTTGTGGTTTCTGGTACAAATTATTCTGTTATTAAAAATATGGATAATATAGTAAAAAGAAATGAATTATTATATAAACTTGATAAACTAAAAAAAGAAATTATACTTTTAGAATCTCTTATTGTAGAAAATTATTGTTAATATAAAAAAGGAATAAAAAAATGAAAAATTCTTATGAGAATGTAGAAAATTATTCTGATTTTTTTTCAGATATTCAAGATTTTTTAAATGTAACACCTTATTATAATTTAGAAGATAAGCAAGATAAAGAAAAATTATTATATGATCTGGATATTCTTAAATTATCTCTTTTAAAATTAGAAAAAAGTGTTTTAGAAAGTCTAGTAGAATAAATTTTAATTTAGCTTAATTCGGAGATTTAATATAATTAAATTTTTAAATACATTATATGATTGGTTTTGGATAGGAGTATTCTTATTACTCCTACTTAATTTTTGGATTATAGTTTTTTATATAATTTAAACAGTTATAGTTCCACCTGTTGAAGTTGTGGTAGAATCTGTAAGAGTTGAAATATAATTTGTACCCGTAAGACCGGAAAATTTTGCTCCGGTAATAGTTGAAGGATAAAAATTATCAAAAGCAACTTCTACTTCAAATTCCGAGATTCTATCTGTACCATTCCAATCCAATACCATTTGACCAATAGTTTTAGGCCATCCATTTTCAATAGTATATTGTGCAATACTTGTTCCATCTTTGGAATATTGTGTGACAGTCCAAGCACATTTATATCCTTCTCCGGTAGTACCAACAGAACCATCTAAATTTTGTTGCATTACGTTTGTCTGAATATTATTAATAGCATTATTCCAAGTTTCAAAACCAATTCTTGTAATGTAATCTTCATCAAGCATGACAGTGATTCTCCAATCATTCCACACTCTATCACCAGCAGTTTTAACTTTTCTTCCGAAATAAGGAATCATAATTTCACCTACTTGAAAAGCAGGAATAGAAGCTGCTTTACAAGTAAAATTTAATTTTCTGGAAAAAGTATTATCAAAATTTATTGCTGTAGGTAATGTTAATTGGACATCAAATTTAGATGGTCTAGCCCCACCATAGGTTAATCCTAATTGTAAAAATTGATTAATATCAAATGTCATTTATAATTTCTCCCTATAAAATTCTTCTTTTTATTTATTATTTATAGGTTTTCTGAAATGCTAGATTTCCTGCATCGTAAATAAGAAGATAATCATTATTTTTCATATTTTCTTTTTCAGAAATATTTACATCAAAAATAGGTAATATTTTCTCTAATTTATGTTTTTGAAATTTTTGACGAGAATAAAGTTTATGATCTCCTTTTTTAATATAAAAATAATTAGGAGCCGACATATGAAGAAAATCAAATCCTAAAGTTTTATAAATTTTACCTTCTGAAAATCTAAGATCAGCATAGGAAATAATAGAAGAAGGTTTATATATTTTTTCAAAGTAAGAATAAAGACGGGAAGTTCCGCCTATAATATTATTATTAATTTTAGAAGCAATACGGGTAATTTCCCATTCAAAATTCTTATTAAAACGAGAAGCAGAAAAACAAATTACCTGTACTAAATTTTCTTGATATATTAATCCTATATTTACAGTAGAATTATAATATCCCTGAATATGATTTTCCTCCATAAATTTTCTTGCTTCTGAATTTAAAATTTCTTTTATTTCACATTTCCTTGCCATAATTTTATTTTCTGTTTTACCAAGATTATTTTTAATTATTGATTTAATAATATCATTCTTATTATACCATTCATTTTCAAAAATAGTAATTAATTTTATTTCTTGTTCCTGAAACCAAATAGTTTTATATTGATGATAATTTTTTTCTTTTTGTTCAGAAGAATGCCAATATTCCCCACAATATTCTATTCCAAAATTAAATTCAGGACAAAAACAATCAATTTCGAAACATTTATCCTTATATGTAAATTTTCGAGAAATACACTCAACACCCAAAGAATTAATAAAATCTTTAACTTCTAACTCTCCTTTGGATTTGTTATAAGAATGAGAAATTACAGGAATTTTGTTTCTTCTAAAAATTTTTCTTATTCTTGTATAAGGAAGATTTAATATTTCTGCTATTTTTACACAATCATAAATTTTATTTAATTCAATAACTTTTTCTTTCAATAAATCATATTCTTTTCGAAGATGTTTCCAATTATCTGATTCTTTTTTAATAGAAATATTATTTTCTTTTCCCCATCTTTTAATAACAGAAATAGAGACGTTATATTTTTTGCTTAATTGAAATCTTGTTAATGTTTTAGCATCTTCTATAAATTGATTTAGATCATCAGGTTTTTTAATTGTTCCTGAATATCTTTCGGTTTTAATATTATAATTTTTTAAATATATATCAATATGTTGCCAAGGTACATTAAAATATTCGGCAATTTTATTTTTATTAATTCCACCAATTTTTTCAATGATTTCTAACAATTCTTCTTTGGTAGGCATCCAAATTTCATCAAAAAGATGTGAATAAGAAATATTAGACCTATCACAGAATTCTTTAATTTTTCCTTTCGAATAAAGAAAACCATATTCATCATTAATCTTTTCTCGAACTTCTAAAAATGTTTTGGAAGAAGAAATAATTTTTTTAAGATTTTCCACGCCAATTTTATCTTCTCTATGAAGATTTTGTTTGGGATATTCAGGAAGACCAGCTTCTTTTAACCACCTTTTAATTGGGTTAAAATTATAATGTTTAACTAATCCATTAATAGAATTATGAAGATGGTATTGCTCCACAAAATCATCTGGTATTTTTCTATCTCGTATTTTAGTGTTCATATAAAAAACCTTTCTGTTAATTTTTTTATTATAACAGAAAGGATTAGAATGTCAAGTCTTATATCAAACCTTATTTGATTTTATCAGGATATTGAGCCCAATGATGTACTCTTAATTGTAAATTATAATAACGTTTACTAATTTCTTCTGGTTTAATTAAATTAATCCATTCTTGTTCTTTTAAAAATAAATCTTGTCTATTAGTGTAAATTTTTGAAATAACTCTTCTTTTAAAATCTTCTGGTCTTCTTTTTTTAGAATTTAACATCCAATCAGAAGAACAAATATAACCATCATCTTCTGTTCCCCAATGACTTCCAATATAATATCTTTTTTTCTTTTTATCAAACCAAATATATACAAAACCATAATCGTTTTTCATTTAAAAATTAACTCCTAGTTTATTATGACATATACTAGGAGTTAATTTTTTCATGCAAGAAATAAGTTGTATTTTCTACTTTTTTTATTCTTACAAAATATTTATTTTAAAAGTGTTGCAAAAATGCAACTAGTAAGCTGATGACTCAATCTCGGCAAATGAAACCGTATCGCTAACAGCCACGAAGTCTAAGCGAATAAAATCGATGACCCGACTAGGTTTTATGTATATTCCAGCAATAAATTGGTTATTATCAACAACTTGTGGAGTATTATTAGTAGCATCACAAATAACCACGAAATCGGTAATACCTCTTGCACCAACAATACCCTTAAGAAATGGATTAACCATATTTTTAAATTGATTCTGAGTAAATACGTCATTTATATCAAATAGAATTACTTTAGTAGCTTTAACAATAGCCTGTTCACAATAAATGAATAGATTTCTAACATTTATTCTATTGAAAGCTGTATTAACTTGGGTAAACATTCTATCACCATCAAGATAAGTTCCATAACCAGCCTCGGAAATAACAGGATTAATACCAAGAGGATATAAGTAATCTCTATCAGTTTCATTTGGATTATAGGCAAGTTTAGTCACATTATTAATTAAACCATTATTAATACCAGCATTGGAAAACCAAGGATAGGAAATACCATCTGTATAGGCTCTTGTTCCTGCAATACTTCCATTAAGAGGTATCCAACGATAAATGTTATTATATCTATCATACATACTAAAATAACCAGAATCAATGAATAGATAAGTAGAAGCATTTAAGAAAGAAGTCCATCCTGCTATTGATTGTTGTTCAAATCCAGAATTATTAACAACTGTTGCAATATCTGGTGAAGCAAAAACAATAGAATCATATTTTCTTGGTGCAACTACGTTTTGAACAAGCCAATTTGTTAATTGAAAGTTATTATATGAAGCTCCGTTATAAACACCAGTACCGCTTATGGCTTTACCTTGAATAATATAAGAAATAGGATAGGCTTTATTAGTAAATAATTGCCATCCATTTGCAAGAGTCTGTAATGGCGCAATTCCTTCTGCATCTCCATCCTGTCCAAGATTAAATTGAAGAGAAAGAGGATTTTGATTGGTAGAATTTACTAAATTAATAGAATTTGCCGAAGTAATTCCATTTCTATCATTAACACACCAAAGATATTGTGACTGTGTATTAAGAACAGTTTTATAATAATTAGTAGAACCATCCGCATTTATAGCATCTATTGCATATGAAAGATTATTCCAGATTTCAAGAATAGTTCCTGGTACACCCGAAAATGATCCTTGCTGATCAACCACAACTATACTTAATTGATCCACAAGAGAAGAATTAGAAGTAATTGCAAGAACAGATGCAGTTTCACCCGGACCCGTATTAACCTGATTATAAAATTCCCAATATCGTTTTACAGTATTTGCAGAATAATTATAGGCTAATCTTGAAGGATTATTAAAAGATAAATTAATAAGTGTAGCAGTAGAATTTGTAATAGCATTGGAAATAGCAGTAATTTTTAATGGAGTTGTATAAGAAGTTCCAAGAGAAGTATTTCCAATGAGAATATTATCTCCTACAGTAAAATCTTGAATAAGAGTAGAAGCAAAAGTATTTCCTACAGCAACATTAGAACCAGTTGTGGGGGTAATAACAATAGTACCCGTATTTGCTCCAATATTAACTGATAACATTCCGGTATAAGAATTACCTACACCATTTCCTGCAATAACTGTTCCTGAAAGAGAAACATTGGAAGAATATGCGTTAGGAGAATCACATTGTGCAATTCTTAGAGAATTTCCCATAGAACCAGCATATCTTGCAATATAAAGAACATTTGTATCTGTAAATTGTTGATTGGCAAACGTAAGTTGATTAAGAACCACGTTATTAAGAATATTAGCTACGTTACCAGTATTTGCAACAGCATTATAAGCCGCATTAGAAGTATTAGCAGTCGTATTAGCAGTTCTTGTCACCCAAAGAGCATTAGTATAACCCAAGAAATTTGCACCAGAAAACCAAGTTTCTGCATTAAGATTTGAAGGAGGACCAAATACATTTAATAATTGTGATTCCGAAGAAATAAGATATGGTTCAAAAAGTGGACCCCATTTAAAAATTCCACTAATTGCGCCCTGTGAAGATGATACACCAGAAACGAACTGCGAGAGATCCACTTCCGTAAAATAAATGCCGGGGGATAAATTAAACGTCATGGTTTGATATAACTCCTTCTAATAATTCTAATTGTTTTCTAAATTATTTATTATTATAGGATTTTTAGAATTATGGGAATTTTTCTTGACTCATTTTCATTTACGAAGTTAGATTACCAATATTAAAAAAAGAAAGGAAAAATAATAATTAAATGTATTGTACGTATTTAACAACTTATTCAGGAGATAAATTACCTAAGTGGTATCTTGGTTCTACTTCCATGGAAAAAATAAAAAATGGGTATCATGGAAGTGTAAAATCTATGAAATATAAAGATATTTGGAAATCTGAATTAAAAGAGCATCCTGAATTATTCAAAAGTGAAATAATCAAGGAATTCGAAACTCGTGAGGAAGCATTACAATCAGAATATGAATTACAAATCGGTTGTGATGTAGTAAAATCTGAAAACTATATTAATATGTCTTTGGCTGCACCTAATGGATTTTTTGGAAGAGAAATGTTTGGTAATACGAATCCTAATTTTGGAAAAATCGGTGGACTAAAAGGACAATTTGGTGAAAATCATCCTAAATATGGAAAAAAAGAATCCAAAGAAACCAGAAAAAAGAAATCAGAAGCACATATGGGACTTATGGTAGGGAAAAATCATCCTTTTTTTGGTAAACCAGCTTATAATAAAGATATTCCACATTCCCAAGAAACTAAAAATAAAATTTCTCAGGCTAATAAAGGAAAATTATCTGGTTCTAAAAATCCTTTATTTGGAAAAATTAGAATAACCAATGGGGTACATAATACCCAAGTAGATGAAGAAATGCTTGATTTTTATATTTCATTGGGTTATAGAAAAGGAATAACAATGAAAGAAAAGAAATTTAATCCTGAAAATTCTATAAAAGGGAGAATTCAGATTAATAATGAGATAGTAACAAAAATTATCAAAAAAGAAGAATTTGAAAATTATATTAATAATGGTTTTATAAAAGGAAGACTAAAATGAAAAATGGAAATTTAATAGTACAAGGTCAAGAAGCACAATATTTTCTTAATACTTGTGAGTTTACAAAAATAGAAGAATTTTTTCGTTGGGAAAATGATGCAAGATATGCTTATAATTCCAAAAAAACTAAAGAAGAATATCTACATTCTTTAGAAGATTTATTTGGAGAAAATTTTTCCAAAACTTTTTATCATCTAAAAAATATATTAGTTTTAAATTTTTCTATGAGAAATATTATTAGAGATATTAATTATCTTGAACAAAAAAGAAGAAAAATGGAAGATTTATATCTAAAAGATTATATTTCTAATGATGATATAGACATTTATTTTGAAGTTTTTAAGGAAAAAGGTGTTGACTTAGAAACTTGAATGTGAGATAAATAGGACGTTCAAGAGAGAACAAACTAAAATCTAGCAGATTAACCTAAATAAATATGAGGTTATCATGGTTTAATTTTTCCTAGATACTCATAAATGGCAAAAATATAAAATTATATATTGGAATAATAAACAAGTTTTTTACTGGTTTTTGAAAGGATAAAAATCAGGATATTAACCCAGGAGACTAAAATGTAGACCCTATCATGTGAGGATGAATTGTAACCCCTCGTTAAAAAAGATTTACTAAAGGCTGAACATCCTTTATATAACTGTTCTCTCTTAATGAAGCATGTGGAAAAAGGATAGTGTCTAGCTATCGCCCATCTGTCAGGGAATTTAAGAAGCCTAAAATAGAGGCTAACGTGACAGAATGCTTCCTTAAGAGATGCCAAGGTTCTGTGAAGAATTCTTTGGTCAATGGCGAAAGACTGACTAGCTCATTGACAAGTAGAATGTTCCTTAAAATGTCAGATAATAGGAACCATCTCTTATATAAAAACTTTCAAAAATTTCCTTAAGTAGGTGAAAGTTTTTATATTTTTTTTTATTTTTTATTTTTAATATCTGGGATTATATTCCGCATATTCCCAAACTACATTATCAAATATTTCTCTTCTACCAATTTCAACTTCTTCCACAAATTCTCTGAATGGAATATTCATATTATGAATTTCATAATATTCTTTATATTTTTTTGGTGGTCCTAAAATTCCATGAATAAATCCAAATGGTGTTAATTTATTATTAATGTCTTCTTCGTTATTTTCTCGAAAAGACATAATAGTATTAATTTCAGTAAATTCTTTAAAATAATTTTGATCCGTAAGCCATGCAAATAAAACCAAACCCATGACTAAATCATCATGTTTTCCATGTTCAGCTTCATAGGATAATTTTTTCTTGGAAAATGTTGTTAATTCATTGACTGTTTCTTGATCATATATTAAAATTTTATCTTGTTCTATGAGAAGTTTAAGAAAAGAACACCCAAGAGCTTTAACAAATTTAGTAGTTCTAATTCCTTTGTCTGCTTTTTTGCCTCCAAAAGTTATTCTTTTACCTTTTGTTGAAGATGTTTCTGTACAAAGAACATTTTCATAACCAAATTCCATCATTAACATATAACCAATTTGTTCTCCAATATCATTAATTTCTACTAATACATTGGCTGCATTATAAATAGTAGCTGTTTTATAAATTATTTCTGCATAATCAGCAGGAGATATCTCATTGTCTCTAAATGTACAAACTTGTTTATAAGGAAGTTCTGTACAATCAATAACAGAAAATGCAGAATAATCTGATCCTTTTCCTCTGGATACATCTGCAATAAGAAAATATTTATGTGGTGGTAAAACTTCTTTTACATTATCATTCATTCTTACCAATTCACCAATAGGTCTTTCATACATATTTAATTTTAAATTATCATCTTTTACTAATGGTTGTTTATACATAGTTATTAATTGTTTTAATTTATGACCAGATATTAAAGTAGAAGATGAACCAATGAAAGAACATTCGAATTCAACTGCAAATTTTTCTAGATCATTATTAATACCTTCAAGTGTTTGTTTTTTCCATTTTTCATCTCTACCAGGAACTCTATACCAAGGAACAAATATAGGATTAAACCCATTAGTTCCCGCCTGTGCTCCTTGCCAAAAATCGTAAAAATGGTTTAAGGAATTTGGTGTCTGATGTCCTACAATTCCGTTGTAAAGAACAGAATGGCACCAAGAATCATTTTCTATATCATTTAAAGAAAAATCATAGACATAATTTTCTGAATTTTCTATTTTTTTTATTTTTTCCCAACAGATTTTTTCATCTAATATAGAATCAAATTGTCTTAGATTTTCTATTTCTAAACATTTTTTTCTAGAAATATGAGGAATTCTTTTTAGATCAGATGTTTCTTTTATTTCAAAACCTTTATTTTTAAAATATTCTCTTCCCCAAGGAATAATATCCTTGGTAATATTTTTGGAAGGAGGTTTATTGAATATAAATCTATCTGATTTTCTTTTTAATCTAAATCCTATTTTTTCCGAGAATAATTTAATATCTTCATACGAACATATTTCTAATATCCAGACGTGAGAAGAAACTCTAACTTTTTTAGAAGGAACCGTAAAACGATTATATAATTGTGTTCTTATACCTAAATTTAAAAGTAACATTCTTATTTGTTTTATCATTTTTACTGAAGTAGATGTTAAGGTAATTCTTCCTTTTTGGGTAATACATCCATCTCCATCAAAATATCCAGATAGAAAATTACAAATATTATATTCGGATAATTCCATTATTTTAGAAGGTAAAGTTTTTTCCTTGGCCTTTTTGGAAGTATCAAATCCTAATGTTTCTAAAAATTCAGTAAAATATTTAGAAGAAATATTATAATGAACTTTATCATGTTTTGTAAAAGTTAATCCGATATTAGTAATTGATTCTGAAATATCATCACCACAAGTTATAATAGTTCTACCTCTTTTAGAATCTGTATATCCTTTTGCTAAATATAAACCTAGAAAATAAGATAGATTTTTATCAATTTTTTCTGGATATTGAAAATAATTTATATCTCTCCATATTTTTTTATTTTTATTTTTAAATTCTATTAAATCATTATTTCCCCATAAATTCATTCCATATTTTACAGAAATATAGTCTCCTTCTTCTAATTCTTCAGATTTAAACCAATCAAATATTCCATTTTTACAAGCCCATAATTTATGATTATAAGAACATTCAATTTCGGATGATTTACTTATTATGATTTTTGTTGGTGCTTTTCCAGAATTAACCATAATATTTCCATGATTAATTCCTGATTTTCCTTCTACCGAATAATTTTCAATTTCATAACCAATATTCGGATTTTCTGGTTTAGATTTATCAATAAAATCTCTTACCTGTTTTATACCTTTATCGGTAAAAATATAAGTATCATCTGCAACACAAGAAACCATGATAATTTTTGTTTCTACGCCAGCAGAAATTACAGGATAAACTGCCGAATAAAATTCATCAAAATTTTCAATGAAAGCTGCTTCGTCAAGTATAACACAATGTGCCGTAAATCCTCGCGCAGAGTTTTTCGAAGTAGAAGTTGCTATAATTCTAGAATTATTTTCTAATGTAAATGTACCTTTATTAAAGTCTTTGACTGCCAATTGAAGCCAAATAGGAAGATTTTGATAGGATAATTGTAATTTAGAAAGAATTTCTCTGGCAGTTTCCGCTTTGTTAGCCAAAATAGCAACAGTTTTATATTCATTAAAAAGAATATAATGTGTAATAAAAATACGAAATACCTCGGTTTTACCTGATTGTCTTGCACAACAAAACAAACTAAATCTATTTTCCTGCATGGATTTAAGCATTTCTATTTGATAATCACGTAATTTTATTAATTCAAAACCTTTTTCTACCACAATTTTAAAATAATGTTCTGCAAAATATACAACATCATCACGACATTTTACATATTCCGCAATAAGTTCTTTGGTCCAATTTAATTTGGCACCACTTTTCTTTAGACCTTCTTTACCTCTATAACTAAATAATGTATTCGTCAAACTATAGACATCCTATGATAATGAACCTTTAAATTTCCATATATTTTATGTTTTTCAGAATGTACATCAGTTCCTTCATGTTTTAACCTAGTTCCTCTAGGTAAAATAAATTCTCTTTCCTCTGGTTTATCGGAAATGTTTGCAACATAAGCCCCAGGATGATCTTTAGGAACATTAATACACATAACATGCCTAATATTACCTTTTTGTACTTCTGCAAATGATTTGCCCATTCCTAAACTTAATGAGGTAGAAAGATAAGAAGGATGATCGACAATTCCATTTTCATCTTTTAATTTATTTGGATCATGCCGAGTACCAGAATAAACAGTTAATGAATGAGGAGTTTTGTGCTTATTTAATGCAGAATCTAAATGATTAATTTTTGGTGTAAGAGGATGGTTAAAATTTTCTTTTTCGTCATCCGTTTCTTCTAAATTCTTATTTTTTTTCCATAAATGGTTATTAACCGCATAAGAATCAGTGGTATATTTATAAATATTATCTTTATGATTTTTATCATTAAATTTATAATGTCTAGATAAAGAAGAATGAAGAGGATCGGTTTCTTCATCTCCATTTTTTTCATTTAATTTTTTTTGAAATAATTCTTTAAATTTTATCATTTGTCTATTTGAATCGAAGTTCTAGAATGAGGGATTACTTCTACATGATGAAGTTTATATTTTCTTGTTTTTCCTGTTTTTCTTCCAGTATAATCATGTTCAGGAGCTTCTATCGTTTCGTGACCATGATATTTAAAATGTGTATTATTAGGTAAAAGCATTTCTCTTTCGGGAGTCCAAGAATTTAATTTAGGATGACTTACATATAATGCTTTACTTCCTTGTGGAATATGAAAAGCCATAATATCTTCACCTTTGGCAAAATGTGTAGCTCTAGCAGGATCAAGAGTAGTCGAAGAAAATCCTCTAGAATGAAAAGTATCTCCTGGTCTTAAACTATTCAAGGATCTGGAATGATTTGCATGTATTCCACGATAAGCATAAGTTGCGTTGGGCAATTCATGACCATTTACAGCATTATGTAAATGATTTGATATTTCATCAGTTTCTTCATCACCATTTCCATTTCTCATATGTCCATTTATTTCTTTATAACCTACCGGAGAAGGTTGAGTCCATCGTCCAATTGCATGTTTTTCTTCTCCTTTAATATGTGAAATATTTCCGGTTAAATTTCTTTGGGCATTTTCGTGTACCCAATCGTAATTTGGTAATGATTTAGATTTTAAATCTTTTTTAAATTGCGTAGGAGAAACTCCCTGAATATTGTTATCTTCGTTTTCTAAAATTAATCTAAGACTTTTCATTAATTGATCCTTCTATATTTTTTAAAGCTGCTGAAATTTGTGATGTAGTTAAAAATAAATTAAAATTATTATCGCCTTCTTTTTTCATTTTTTTATTATTTATTTTTTCCATTTGTATATGAGTTTCCATTAACTTATTGGAAGTATCCGATAAATCTTTAATCAATTTAGATAAAATTTCATAATGTTCTGGGGACTGAGAAACATTGGCAAGATAGGCTAATTCTTTAACTGCCGAAGAACCAATTTGTATGATATCAACAATATTACCTCTAGCTTTTTCAAAATCACTTTTGGCTATAATTTCTTCTTCGGGTATTTTTTCTACCTTAAAATTATTATCGAGAGAATCTATATTAAGATTTAATTCTAGAGTATTAGAAGTCATTGTAATTCCATTTCATGAAAATGTGTAAAATTGTTTTTATGTGTTTCTTGGGAATTTGTTTGAATGTATTTTAAATAAGATGAATGCGGTATAATAAATTCTTTTACTTTATTATCAATATTATATTCATCAGGTATAAAAATTCCAGGATTTCCTTTTCTTATATTTATTATAAAAATATTATTATGATAAATATTATCTATTTTATAGA